CTTAATGCTGGCTCCGTATTAAATGTTGGGGATATATTAATCGGTAATGAGTTTATACCAAATTTTGCTAAAGTTGAATCTATTGATTCTGCGAACAGTTTATTTAATATAACTATACCAGCAAAAAGTAGTGAAACTAATGGGAAAATATTTATCTATAATTCGCAATCTAATTATAGTATATATGAAGTTTCAAAAAAATACCCAGAAATAACTATCTATGATAGAGAAATGGAAATAAATGAATCTAAAAGAAACGTTAAAATTTTAGATAAAAATTACATACGAAAGGCTCAAGAAGAATTTCAACGATTGATTAAACAATAATTATGGCAGAAATTACAGATAACGCAGTAACTCAACTTAATGGTTTAGAATTATATAAGTGTCAGATTTTATCTGCAGAAAATAAAATCATAGACTTAAAACCAACTTTGGTTGAAATTAACTATTTTGAGGATATATTTTCTAACGCCACTTCTGGTAATATAGTTTTAAACGACTCTGGTGGTTTGCATAACGCTTATTCTTGGTGCGGCGACGAGTTTGTACTTTTGGAATTCGACAAACCCGGAAATTTAGATAAAAATAAACGGTTTCGTGGGATGTTTAGAATATTTAAAACTCAAGGAAGGCACTTAACTGGAAGAGAATTTAACGAAACCTTCGTATTACATTTTTGTTGCGAAGAAGAATTCCTTTCAAATCGGATGCAGTTAAATAAATCTTATAAACAAATGAGAATATCTGATATCGTAAAAGATATCGCTTTAAATGTTTTGAAAATTCCAAAAGATAAATTTCCAGACGCTAATATTGAACCCACTTTTGGTAAGTATGATATAGTAATTCCGAATATGAGACCCCTTGAAGCTGTTGCTTGGTTATGTACTATGGCGATTGCTGATAATAGTTCTGGTTCTCATGGTGGTCCAGAAGGTGGTGCGACATACCTATTTTATAAGAACAGGTATGGTTGGAATTTTAGATCCATACTATCAATATTTAATAATATCCCTAAATTTGAATATAAAAGCCCGTTCAAAAAAAGTAAAAACACTTCTGGGTATTGGTATGGTACTAAGAACCTTTCTCCAAAAGAAGATATGAATTTTGATTTCGACCCCTTTGAGCAGATTATATCATATCAAATTGTAGATAATCACGACGCAATGGATATGATGCAAAGCGGGATGGTTTCAAATAAACTTATTGCTATTGATTATTTAAGAAGAACTCACGAAGAAAAGGTATTTGATTATGAAAAATACTTTAATAATCATTTGGCAAAAAAAGTTGAAATGTATAAGACCTATAATAAAAACCCTATTCTTAGTAACGCAGAAGATAGATTTAAGAAAAAACATAACGAATATCAACCAGTAGTAAAAATTGCTCCATCAACGACAAACCAAAAAAATAATCCATATATAAAAGAAAGACAGCCAAATATACCTCAAAATTTTGTTGAGAATACCATCCCGTACAGATTTGCTCAATTGGGGTTGATAAATTTCAATAGGTTAAAATTGCTTATATCCGGAGACCCATATATTGCCGTTGGTAACATAATTTATGTACATTTTCCGCAAGCAAAAGAAGAAAAAGGTACAAAACCTTTGGATAGGTTTTTGAAGGGTAGGTATTTGGTTTCTGCAGTTAGACAAAGGTTTGATCAAGGTGTTTATGAAACGGTTTTAGAATGCGTAAAAGACGCTTATTGTGGACAAGTAGAAGCGAGAACTAACGTTCAAGGATTAAAACCTTTTGACAATAGTAATAATGTTATAATACAGGTCCGTTCTGATAATTATAAATGGTGGTGATGCATGGAAAAAACTAAAAATTTCCCTGGGATGGATGGGTTTATTTGGTGGACTGGTATAGTAGAAGACCGTAAAGACCCTTTGAAAGTTGGTAGGGTTAGGGTTAGAATTTTTGGTTGGCATAAAGACGATAAATCAAACGTTCCTTCTGACGGTTTATTATGGGCGCAACCTGTTATGTCGGCAAACGCATACCAAATTTCTCACGTACCAAAGGAAGGAGAAGTTTTGTTTGGGTTTTTTATGGATGGAGAATACGCGCAAGTACCGTTTTATATGGGGGTAATTCCAAATATACCAGAAATAAGGTATCCTAAGGAAAAAGGTTTTGCAGACCCAGCAACAGAAGAAGAAATAAAACAAAGACCAAGAACATTGCATTCTGGACAAACGAGATATCCTGGAGACGGAGAATTAAATCAGCCAACAATTAGCAGGTCTGCTAGAAACGAAAATATGGATCAAACGCCATATGGTAAGTCTCATGGAGGGAAATATCCATATGTATTTTCAATACAAACTGAATCTGGGCATTATTTGGATTTAGACGATACTCCAAACGCGGAAAGGGTTACTTTAATTCATAGAACTGGAAGTTTTATTTCTATAGATTCTGGAGGAAATATCACCATTTCGGGTAAAAATGTTAATATAATTGCGACTGGTTCCATAAATAATAAAGCTCCTGGCGGCATTAATGAAGATACTCCGAATCACAAAACTACAGGTACTCACACAGATGCTATTGGTATACACTATAGCGGGGGCTAATAAATAATACATGCAAAATAAAGACATAATATACTCGGACTTAGACCTAATGTTTAACATACATCCTGTTAAACAAGATTTGGTTATGAGTATAAACGAGAAGGCAGTAATTCGTTCTGTTAGAAATTTGGTTCTTACAAACCATTACGAAAGACCGTTTCAATCTGAAATAGGGTCAAACGTTAAGAAAATGTTGTTTGAACCAATTACTTCTCTTACAGAAAATTACATTCAGAGAGAAATTTATAATGTTGTAACAACTTTTGAACCCAGAGCAAAAAATGTTTTTGTTCAAGTTAAAGGTTATCCTGACGAAAACGCATTACGAGCAAATATTGTATTTTATATAGAAAATTCAACGACACCAGTTGTAGTAGATATGCTTTTAGAAAGATCAAGATAGGAAAAAATAAATGGCAACCTCTAATTCTAATTTAACTCTTGTGGGGACAGATTTTGATCAGATCAAAAGTAATTTATTAACTTTCCTTAGAGGTCAAGATGTTCTAAAAGACGCAGATTATACTGGTAGTGTTCTTCAAACTTTATTAGACGTTTTAGCGTACAATACCCATTATAATGCCTTCTATTTGAATATGGTTGCTAATGAAATGTTTTTGGATTCTGCCGTTAAAAGAGCTTCCGTAATATCGCATTCGAAAATGTTAGGGTATTTTCCAAGATCTGTTGTTGCTCCTACTGCCACAATTAAATTAACCATTACTAATTATGAACTACCGTCTATAACTATTCCTAAATTTACAAAATTTATATCAGAGTCTGTTGATGGTGTTAACTACGTTTTTATGACCGATAAAGAATACGTTGTTAATAACGATCCAAATAATAACCCTAATACTGCTATAGTAATAGCAGACGTTATAGTAAAACAAGGAGAACCAGTACAGTATACATTCACGTATAATTTAAAAGAAAACCCAAAGGGTATATATAAAATACCAGACGCAAATATAGACCTAAGCACACTCCAAGTAATAGTCCAAAAGTCTCGGTTGGATTTTTCTTCTGTTTCTTTTTATACGGGTTCTACTGAAACTTTGTCCATAACTCCTGAATCAGAAATTTATTTCGTTCAAGAATCTATGGATGGTTTTTATGAAATTTACTTTGGTGATGGAGTTCTTGGTAAACAATTAGAAAACGGTAATGTTGTAATAGTTTCCTACATAACGTCTGATGGTAGTATTGCAAACGGAGCTAAAGAATTCACTATTGTGGGGGGTAACGAACAGCTTGCTTCTGGCATCATAAGCGTTGAAACTACTAGTCCAGCCTTTGGAGGCAGAGAAAAAGAATCTATTGAGTCAATAAAATTTATTGCTCCAAAATCATACTCGGCGCAAAATAGGGCAGTAACGAATCAAGATTATATGACCCTATTGAATAACAATAATTATGGGTTTATATTTGATTCTGTTAATGTTTGGGGTGGACAAGAAAATGATCCTCCTGTGTATGGTCAAGTTTTTGTTTCTCTAAAACCACAAGGAGGTTACGCTTTAACAACATCTCAAAAAGAAATTGTGAAAACAAAGTTGATTAAACCTTTGAATGTAATTACTGTTGAGCCTACTATTATTGATCCAGACTACACATATATTAAATTAGAAATAGATGTAATATATGATTCCAGAAAAACTATACTGAGCGTTGGTGAACTTGAATCTAGAATAAGAACTTCCATACAAGAGTTTTCAAGAGAAACTTTAAACTCTTTTAATTCTACATTTAGTTACCCGGATTTAATGTTCGCAGTTCAGAACGCTGATAATTCTATCGTGACCAACGAAATAGACGTAACCCTTCAAAAGAAGTTCTTACCAAGTTTAGAAGTAGCCACAACATATGAATTAGAGTTTGGAAGCGTATTGGAGAGGGGTATATTATTTTCTGGTATAACTTCTTCTCCTTCTATGCAATATTATGATAGACAAAATTCTTATGCCGTTATTGATGGGATATACCTTGAAGAATTGCCTTCATATTCTGGGGGTGTTGAATCAATCGATATTGTTAATCCCGGATTTGGATATAAAACAAACCCTTCAATAAAAATAGTTGGTGATGGGTCTGGCGCTAATGCGTATTCTATAGTTGTTAATGGTTCTTTGAGCAAAATTGTTGTTGATAACCCCGGAGCGAATTATTCTCAGGCAATTATTGAAATTGAGGGTGGTGGTGGAAATCTGGGTCAAGCAACAGCAACACTACAAGGTAGGTATGGTACTATAAAATCTTATTATTACAATAAGAAAAATATAAAAACTTCTTTTGATGAAAATGTTGGCGTTGTTGATTATTATACTGGAAAAGTAACTCTAACAGATTTTAATCCTTTGAATGTGAATAACCCATTGGCACAATTAACTTTGACGGCAAAACCTCAATCTAACATTATAAGTTCCAGTAGAAATAGAATATTAACTATAGACCAGTTTGACCCTTCAGCAATAGTGATAAACATCAAAGAGAAATCCTAATGATAAAAACTTCTCTATTAGTACAACAGCAATTACCTAGTTTCGTTAGGGAAGATGATAACTATCAGAATTTTGTTGCTTTTATAGAATCTTATTATGAATGGTTAGAACAAGATTCTAATGTATTAAGCGAATCTAAAAAAATACAAGAATATATTGATATTGATTCTACCGTTGAAAAATTCGTTGAATATTTTTATTCAACGTTTATGCCAGCATTTCCAAAAGATGTTATTACAGACAAAAGAAAATTATTAAGGTTCTCAAAAGAACTTTATGAAAATAAAGGAAATAGAGCGGCTTATAAATTTCTATTTAGATGTTTATATAATGTTGATTCTGACGTATATGAAACTAAAGAATATGTAGTAAAAGCGTCTGCAGGTAAATGGTTTTTACCTAAATCTGTTAAAATTAAATCCAATGATTCTAGGTGGATCAATGCTGAAAATTTGTTTATTTTCGGTGATATTTCAAAGTCTTTGGCTAAAATCGAAAGGGCAAAGGTTGTAAACGATAGGGTAGAGATATTCATATCCGACATACAAAGGTTGTTCCAAACTGGAGAATTTGTAAAAGTAGTTGACGTAAACCTCCAAAACGTTTATTTTGATGTTGAAGGTAATATAGTAGAAGAAGGGGAAATATTAGAGGGAAAACTATTAGGAACTATATCTTCAGTTGACGTTAATCGAAATTATAGAGGTAATTATTATTTATCGGGCGACCCGGTCGTTTTTTACGAAGGATTAGAAGAGGAAACTTCTGATATTGGTGCTGTTGCTGAAGTCGGGGAAGTTACTTTGGGTGCTATACAGCGCGTAAAAGTTGAAGAGGGATCTTATGGTTATAGAGAACATCCCAACACATTTATTTTTGTAACTCCCGATTCCGGTAAACCTATATTAACGGTTGGTGCTATAAATCCAGCAAATACGTCAAACGTGACAATGATGGTTGCGGATTCTTTGGAATTGAAAGAAAATATTCCACTAAATTGCAACGTTTTTACTGGGTTCCCAATAAGCAATACTCTTAATTATAATTTCTCAAGAACATTAGCAAATTCTTTAATATGTAATGCAAATACGGTTATGGCGAATGCATTTACGTTTAGAGAATTTTCGACGTATTCTATTGATACAGTTATTGTTCAAAATGGTGGTGGTGGATTTAGAACAATTCCCACCATATCCGCCGAATCAATGTATGAAACGGATTTGCCGTTTGGAATGGGGGATGAATACGACCCTAGATACACTCCAGCAGCAAATACGGTAACGTCTATCAAAAATTTTGGTATTCTAGGACCAATCCTTATCAGAACAGACTCTTCTGGTAATAGAAAACGAGGAGTTGGCTACAAGGTAGGGGACGAAATACTATTTTCTGGTGGTCTTGGTGGAGGGGCTTTTGCAAACGTTACTTCAGTATTATCTGGAGGCGAAATCAACACCGTTTCTTATTATACGTCCACAAACAACCCTGCCCCTTTAGGCGGGTTTGGATATTCCAACGGAGAATTGCCTTACGTTTACGTTAAACCAACGGAAACTTCTGCTAGTATTTCTAGCAATAATGTACTAAGGGTTTCTAGTTCTTTTGTTACTGGAAATGTTTTAGTGGGGCAAACTGTTTCTGGTAATGGTATTCCTGTTACAACAACCGTTATAAATTCATATTCTAATGGTTGGGTAATATTATCTAATAGCGCGACAGGAACCTATGTATCCAACACTTATTCTTTTGTTGGAACCGGAGCAGACTTATACGTCAGTACTGTACTTGGCGATGGAGCAAAGCTGGTACCAATTACAGATAGAATTGGTTCAATAACAACAATAAAAATTACCAATTTTGGTGAAGATTATATTTCTGCGCCAAAAGTTTCTCTAAAGGTTCAGGATATCGCTGTAAGTAACGTAAGTTTGTTATATGTACCTCAAAAGGGAGACATAGTATATCAAGGAGCCAATTCTACTAGTTTTACTTATAAGTCGTATGTTGATTCTATTAATAGAATCACGTTTGACGAAAATTCTGAAACATCTACTTATATACTAAGGGTTTATAATTATAATAAACTTCCAAACCCTAACGCAGAATTAACTCTACAAAAAACCAAAATAATAGAACCAAATACATATCCAATAACTATAAAAACCGACTATGTTTTCCCTAGAAAATTTTTACCAGACGGAACTTCTCAGATAGTTGGTAAAGACGGTATATTAACTTATGGTGATGGTACTGCTAAAGCAAATTCTAAATTCTTAAACGGACTGATACTTGGTTCTGGAAGATATATTGATGAATCGCACCAACCAAGTTCTTTTTCTGTTCTGGAAGATGAAAACTACAATAATTTTACTTATGTCGTTTCTGTTGAAAAAGACATCTCAAAATATAGAGATATTCTATATGAAAGTATGCATCCTTCTGGAACCAAGGTAATTGGTCAAGCGGTAATAAAGAACGAAGCTAACTCTGAAATAGAATTAAAAGAATCAACTTATGTAAATTATATTGACGATTTTGAATATATATGGGCTGCGTTGGCTACTGAAGAAGTTGCCGAAAACGAGTTTAATTCTGAATTAATGCGATTCCCAGAATCAATTTCCAAATATGCAACGCTTGATTCTAATAATTCCAATATGTTGCGGTTGTCTACATTCCCCAATATTTCTAAAGACCAAAACATATATGGTGCTGGAATTCTTTGGGACACTAAAATAAAATCTGTTAATATTGCAAACAGCAGCATAATTTTAACAGAAAACGCTACTGAAAACCAAAACAATACTTTATTGCTGGTTATGGATAATTGGTCTGGATCGGATAATAAGTACATATTACCGCACCAATTGATTCTATGCAATACTTCTAGTAATAGTAATGTTGTGGTAATAAGAACTTCTTCTAGTAGCAATTTAACGTCTGATTTGATTAAAAATCAGATCGTTGTTGGAAATACTACGACTATCTATGCTAACACTGTTAATAACAGTAACATGCTTAAAGAAGTTGAATCTGTCTCCAACGTTGTTGTTGGGCAATATATTACCGGAAACAATATACCCAACGGAACAAAGGTTGCTCAAATAATTTCTGGTAATAATACCATTGTTATGACCCATAATGCTTCTGCTAATGCTAACGGATACAGCTATAGCTACTTTGATAAACAGACCGAGACCACTGTTGGCGTATATAAATATAATTATATACAATTCCAGAGCGTTCCTTACAATACTAGAATAAGTAGAATAATAACGTCGAACAATACTTTATTATTATCAAACAATTGTATAAAAACTTCTATCGATAATGTTTATTATTTCTTGGGTGATGGTACTAGTAATAGAGACTCTGAAATTCCATCCGAATTCGTAAGGGTAGAATCTGGTCAATTTACTGAAAAATACGGTTCTATTGGTGGTGCGAGACAAAGACCAGAAGAAAACTATTTTGTATTCAATGACGATTTATTAAGCGAATCTGGAGAACCGCTACTAACAGAAAATAATGTTAACATATCAGCAACAATTTACATAAGAATTAAATAGGTTTAATATGGGAATAATAACCAGCAGTTTACCAAATCTAGGTAATCCAACAAGTAATACATTATTAATAGGGGTAAACGTTATTAACGAAACCCCAAATAATAGCGTAAAAATAACCGCAGCAAACCTAAAATCGTTTATTGTTGCCGAAGCATTTTTAAAGGCGAATCAATCCTTTGTAAAAGCTAATGCTTCTTACGATGCATCAAATTCTGCTGCT